CAATTAGTAGAGACAATTACTAATTTAGAAATGAATGGCGAGAGAATGACAGTTATTCCTGCTTGGCCATTAAACGGTTCAATTGATATTGTTGAGCCAATGTTGTCACCTATCATCGACCGTGAAGTTAGCTTGTATAATAAAATTAGTCGAAGAAATCATTTACTGTATGGTGCTGCAACTTTTACACCAGTTATTTCCTCTAATATGTCTGATGAGGCTTTTGAAGATATTGTTTCATCTGGATTGGGTAGTTGGTTGAAGTTACAACAAGGTGACACTGCTGAGGTACTAGCTACACCTACAGATGCGCTTCAAGATATGGACAGAGCTATTGCTTCATCTATTGAAGAGATTGCTAAATTAGGTATTAGAATGTTATCCCCTGAATCAGCACAATCAGGTGTAGCCCTTGAAATACGAAATGCTGCACAGACTGCTCAGTTAGGAACTTTCAATCTTAAAGCTAGTAATCAAATGGCTGACTTGATTGCATTTATGCTTAATTGGAGGTATGATTTACAGTATAAGTCTACTGATATTGAGTTTAGTCTTTCTAATGACTTTGCCACGATGAGTATGGATTATAATTGGCTTCGTTTGGTTACTGAATGGTATCAAGCTAGTCTTATCCCTCGTAATATTTGGTTACAAATTCTTAAAGAGAATGATATTATTTCACCTGATTATGACGATGAAACTGGTCAGCAAGAGATTAATGATGATGAGTTAATTCAAAAAGTTAATACAACAGATACTAAAAGTTATGCTAAGAAATTGGCAGAACAACAGTAATACAGTTCCTTAAGCACCTTAGATTCTTCTAGGGTGTTTTCAGAAGTGCTTACTTCAACATTGAAACACAAAATCTGTATTTATATTACTGAGGCTTAAATGAAAAAGAAACAACAACGTAAGATATGGTGCAACAAAGAGTTAATAACAATGCCTTTTTATTATTGCGTTGTTGTCTCTCAAAAGCAATTTGACGAACAACTAAAACATCTTAAGGTAGATTATTTTGACTACATGGACGACTCCAAAGCTACTCAGGGTGTGTTACATGTATTTGAGAACGCTAATGGTAATTGGTCATGTGTTGTAGCTATAAATGAGAATGTTTTAAAAGATGATGTTAAAGCCATTGGCATTCTAGTACATGAAGGTGTGCACATGTGGCAAAAGTATAAAGAATTTATAGGAGAGAAAAACCCTAGTCTTGAGTTTGAAGCTTACGGTATTCAAAAAATATTCTCAAATTTAATGCAATCATTTGCACATCAAAAAGAACGACATATGAGAAAATTAAAATGAAAAGTTGGATTGTAACATATACCACAAAAGACTCAAGAATTTTAGCTAAAAGAATTGTTGCTGCTTATGATATTCAGAATGCTCTGTATATGTGTGGCATCAATCAATCTGATATTATTTCGATTGAACTTAACCCAGAATTAACTTAAGGAATCTAAATGGCTGTTAATGCTAACACACAGATTTACGATAAGAGTGTTGATAGAGCAGCAATGATCCGTCTCTATGAAAGACGTCTTAACGGTAAAATTGAAGTAGTACTTAATGGTCATTCTGTTAATGTACAAAAATTAATAAAAGAAGCTGAACTATCACCTAAGGGTTTTGAAAAGCTTAGAGAAGCTGTTGATATACAATTACAGAGTACTTATTCAGAAGTTAGAAATATTACTAATACTTCTTTAATTTCTCTGATAGGTGACCAAATATCTTATACATATCAAAACATGGAAGCAACTATCGGAAAGATTTGGTCTACAAGTAAGCCGAATGGACGCATAGCTGAAGAAATTGTTTTATCAAAACCATTGCACAATAATCGCACGCTTTTAGAGGGCTGGTTAGGCGTCAGTATGGGGGAGCGAAAAAGGCTCGAACAGGTCATCAGGAGAGGCATTGCTGATGGTCAAACGGTGAATGAAATTGCTTTAGCTGTTAGGCGAGGTAACGTGCATAACATTAGTATGAATCAATCTAAAGCATTAGTTGTTACTGCTATTACTTCTGTTACTGCGCAGACAGATCATGCTGTTTACAAAGCAAATGAGAAAGCTTTAATGGGCTGGCAATACGTTGCAGTACTGGACTCAAGAACAACTCCTATTTGTCAGCATCGTGATGGTCATATTTATGGTATTAATGAAACACAATATTTACCACCAGCACATTATCGTTGCCGTTCTACTACAATTCCTGTTGTAAAATCATGGGAAGACTTATCTAAACTCGAAGGTGTGTCTCAAATAAGACAACGAAACTTTAATAACTTGACCCCGAAACAAATTCAGTTTTATGACGGTCAAACACCTTTGAAGGAGTCTTACAGTGAATGGTTATCAAGACAACCAACCGAAGTACAGCTTAGACACCTTGGAGACTATGCAAAACTTGAGGCATTCAGATCAGGACAGCTTACAATCGATAAGTTCACAAATCCTGAAGGGAACTCAATTGGAATCCGAGAATTACGACTTCTCACAGATGCAGGATATGCTGCACCAGGGGATACACGTAGGTTTGCATTGGCGAAGGAAAAGCTAGACACAATTAAATTAGGTGCTTCTAGTCCTGATGACTTTATAAGTGATAAAAAGCTAACAGATAACTTAAAAGAATACTACTTATTGCAATCTAAGGAATTAGATGGTACATTATCTTTAACTAATTATCGTGGGGCATTACTACATACTAAGAAAGCCACTAAAGAACGTGTAATGGCAACAGCGCCTACTGAAGATAATTTAATCTTTAATCCTATAACAGGTCGTTATGAAGACTCTAGGATGTATCAGCCTAATTTAGCTACACTTGAAAATAATTTAAGATTAGTTGATGAGAGTGATAGATTAAAACAAAAAGATAAAGACTTCATTAAGTCGTTTATTGCTTCATTAGAAGACTCAATGAGTGTAAATGAACGTGCTGTAATTACTGATAATTTAAGAATTACATTTGGTCATTATCGCAATAATCCAGAACCGTGGGCAAACTTTAAGGCAGTAGCTATTGCTCAAATTAAATTTGATGTAATGAATGTTTCAGATTATATTGAAACACAACTTAGAAAAGATTCTGATTTATTAAAGAAACTTAAACAAGACAACTATATTGACCCAGTATTAGGTGCTACTCAATTACAAGATTTACATGATACGTTTATTGATAATATAGTAGCTAAGAATAAATGGGAAGATAAGACTGCACCTAAGATTGCAAGAGAACTTAGGAACTTCTTAGATTACAAGATACCCGTTAAATTAAGGAGTAGAATAGAGAGCGAAGATATCAAGGCTTTTTATCTTAAATTAGCACAAAGACTTGCACTTGCAGATTCACCAGATAGAGACCAATTAGCAATATCCCTTGGTAGGGACTTGTATAATATGGCTAATCTTCGTGGTTCTAGAAACGAATGGTACAAAGTTGGTCTTAAGATATTAGATGACGCCAACAATAAGGGCTTCTATAAACTTGAGACATTTGGTGTTCAAAAAAGAAGAATGAAGAGTCGTTTAAGCAGTAATTATTTTGGACCATATTATGATACCTTTTCTGTAAACCTTCGAATAATAGACCCACGTATACAAGAGTATTCTCAACTAGTACGTAAAGTAGAAGTTGGAATGCGTGTTAGTGTTGTATCTGATAAGAATCGTCTAGTTATTAGAGAAGGTTACAAAACATACTTTATAGATAGAGGTCTTCTTGGTTATGAAGATACCAGAATCCCTATTACATCAACTAGTAGTTTTAGTGATTTTCCAGTAGAACTTATTGATAAGAACATGGAGAATGCACTTAATTGGGCTGCTAAGAGCAAATATAAAGTAGATAAAGATTTCTTTTCATTCATTGAGAAATTAATGAATTTTGAAGATGATAAAGGTAAAGCTAAGTACTTTCACGGTCTAAACCAATATCGTGAATTTATGGTAGGTCGTGGTGATGCTTACGAACGATTTAAAGCAATGCAATGGCTAACAGCTAATGATTACGCATTTAGTAATACACCTTTTCTTGACCATCGAGCACGTATCTACGAGAGAGGTCTTATTGGACCACAATCGGGAGAAACCTTTCGTCCTTTCTTAAGTACTGATATTGAGAAGAATTTTAGTGTTGAAGATTATTTAAACTTAAATGACCAAGTTGGTGCATTTTTAGGTGGATTATCAGATACATTAGAAGGTTCTTATAACTCACTATCAATTACAGGAAGGCAGAAAATTGCAGAGAAATGGAAACCAGAACTGATTAAAATAGGTAATCACATGTTAAGAGGGAAACCTCAAGATATTCGTGATGTACTAGAATCAGAGTTTCTAGCTGAGATTGATGGGGAAGAGCAAGGCAAGGCATTACGATTTGCTTTAGAATTGGCTAAAATAGATAAACATTTAAATGGTGATTATTCCACAAAAAGCTTAAGAACATTAGTAGACTATAAAACTGCATTAGCACTAGAACAGGATGCTTCGTCATCAGGTGCGCAGATTATTGCATTAACTACAAAGAACAAACAACTAGCTGAATTGTCTAATGTTGTTCCTACTAACTACAAGAAACGTCTTTATGA